ATGATCACCGACACAAAGCTCAGGAAGGCGCTCGGCAAGAAAAGAGATGATATCGAGATTATTTCTGATTCGCACGGGCTCAACGCCAGAATCAGCCAGGCCGGAAAAATATCATTTTTCTATCGGTATCGCTGGGCCGGTAAAGCGGTAAAACTCAATGTTGGTGATTATCCTGCAATGAGTATCACCCAGGCAAGAGAGCGTCGCCAACAATTCAGAAACTGGTTAACTGAGGGACTGGATCCGCGAGAGCAGGTGAAGCTGGATAAGCAGACCCGACAGGAAGCGATGTCCGTTGCCGAAGCGTTCAATTACTGGATTGAAAGGCACTGTATCGCTAACGGGCTAGTTAAAGTCGATTACTATCGCCAGGTGTTTGAGAAACATATCGCCGAACCGATGAAGAATGTCAAAGTCGATAACACAGCGAAAATGCACTGGATCAACGTCTTCGATTCTATAGAAAGCAGGGTGATGGCTCATTACATGCTTTCGCTGTGCAAACGGGCGTTTAGGTTCTGCGTTAACAGAAGTGTGATCGCCTCAAACCCACTCGAGGGATTACTGCCATCTGATGTCGGGCAAAAGCCTAAAAAGAGAACTCGCAGGATGGACGATGACGATCTGCGCAAAATCTATCAGTGGTTGAAAAGCCATATGTCGATAGAGTCCGTTTTCCTGGTGAAATTTATTATGCTTACCGGATGCCGTACGGCTGAGATTCGACTTAGTGAGAGATCATGGTTTCGATTGGATGATAATGAGTGGGTCGTGCCTGCGGGCAGTTATAAAACTCGGGTACATATTAGAAGGGGACTCTCAGACGCCGCCGTTAACCTGGTCAGAAATCACCTCAAGAAAATAAACACCAATCACCTGGTGACTTCACAACGTAAAATTGATGGCGGGATCAAAGATTCGCCCGTTCATTCACCTGTGGCATCCAATTACGCCCGTTCTATTTGGAATGGAACAGGTATGGCAGAGTGGTCGCTTCATGATATGAGGCGGACGATAGCCACAAATCTCTCTGAGTTAGGTTGCCCGCCGCACGTAATTGAAAAGCTGCTCGGGCATCAGATGGTGGGGGTTATGGCGCATTACAACCTTCATGACTATATCGATGATCAGAAACACTGGCTCCGCGTTTGGCAGAGCCATCTTGAAGAGATCATCGGAGAGCCCTTCAGTTAATTTATCTTCTTTTTATCCTCCCACTCTTTGATTGACTCAGAGCGCCAGCGGTTAGGGTTGCCGGGCCAGTCAGGGGGTGGGAACGGGCATACGAAGCCCCGAGGCATTGTGTCTGCACTTTGCCATGACCAAAGGGTTTTGCGTGAAATTTTGTAGCGACTGGTCAGGTCTGACGTTACCAAAATATCATCCATAGCTCTCTCCAGTTGCCCGTTCGGGCCATTCAAAATCTTTTTCAACCAACCTGCCCGGGCAGGGAGCGGAGACGGCGCATGCCGGTCATCGCTGTGGCCACGTAGCTCGCCTTTCGGTTCACCACCTCCACCCAGACTTTCACGCCTTCAACCTTCACCGTATAAGTCTCTTTCATCTTGCTTCGCCCATAGTCGCCATATGTTTGCAAGTGAGCTGCCAGCGCGATGTCGCATGCTTGGCGAGCTAAAGGTGATTGCTTACTTCCTCGATTGATCAGTCGCATATAATCTCCTTGAGGGAGGGTTACCCCTCCCGGTTTCGTCAGGCCACGTATTCCGGTTTCATATCCGCCAGGGTGATGCTGAATTGATCGTGCAGTTCATCGCCTAAGTGACGCTTTGAAGATGCAAGCATGCGCTCGGCTTCAGCGAACCGTTCGGCTGCATGCGGCTCGTCGGGCTGGGGCAGGGATTTAATAGCCTCCTCAACCTTGTTGCGTGCATCCACTAGGTAATAACGCTTTACGGCTTTGTTTTTTAGCTCGGTGAATAGTGCGGATCCCAGCGTAGCTTTCGCCGTTTCAATGTCGGCACGCAGCGATTTGGCGCTATCCACGTCCTGAGCAGATTCGATGCGTTCGCGGAAATCATCGGCAAGAGAGTCGACATTTACCGACGATTCCTGTGCGCTTTGCGTGGTTGTGACGGTGTCACCTGAGATATCAGCCAGGCTAACGCGTTGCGGCGTTGGGTTGATCTCTTTTTCTGTGCGCTGTTCAATCTCATCAGGGGTGTACACACCAAGAACAACTGCAGGGCAATACAGGCGCGCCCAGTATTTGAGTGCCAGATAAGCGATCTGCTGTTTCGGGTTTGATACCCAAAGTGGAGAATTACGTGTGATTACGCTGGAGAGGAAAACAGGCTCTCCCCAGGTGATATCACTTTCACCGCGAATAACGGCACCTACCCGTACCGACAGTCCTTGTTCATCAGCACTTTCCCAACCGCGTACCATTTCTTTCTTGTCGTACGTCCCGCCACCTTTCGCAGGCTTTTTAACGGTTATCTCGCGGCTGCTGGCACATTTCGACCAGTCGCCCTCGTACTCATAGTGAAAGCGGCCAACGATGGCGTTTGAGCTGGAGATCACCGCATTAACCAGTTGCGCTTCGTATCCCAGGACACCGTTAACCAGGTGCGTCTTTTGCGCCACGGCGTAAGGGTTCATACCCCACTGCATCGCCTGCATGATGATGGCCATGCAGTCTGCCGGATTGCCGCGGAGGTGCTCAGGCACCGTTACGGCTGCCTGTGCCATCAACCCGGCGACAGACTGAAGCTGGGTTAAAGCCTGCACGTTGAAAATGGCATTGCTGGCTGAGATCGTGTTTGGAGTCTGCTGTTCAGCGGTTACGATATTCGTGTTTTCCATCATCATTCCCCTTATGCCTGAGTACGCAGCGCTTCAAGGCGGCGCAGGTCGAAGTCGTTCAGTTCGTCGGTGTAGTCAGCAGTGATTGGCGCTGGCCATTCACCTGTGTCGAATCCGGTTGCGATATTGCGCATCGCTTTGCGGTACTCGAGCATACCCAGCTCCAGTAGTTCAGCGGATGCCTCGATGATGGCGATCCAGTGGTAGTTCTCGTCTTTGTTGACGAAAATCCAGAAGAACTGATCCAGCGCTGCGGTTTCGCAGTACATAGCCGCGCTCAGGTGATAATCACGTTCAATAATTTCCCGGTGTAGCCTGGCGCGCAGGCTTTCCTGCTTAACATTCCACATGCTGATGGTTTTCAGGTCTGCACCTATACGCACGCCATCCAGGTCGATCTCAAGGTCAGGGCGCACACGAACTTCCAAGCCCGTCTCCTCGTCAAAACCAAAGTAGCTCACCTCAACGGCTCGGCTAGGGTGGGTCAGCAGCATGCCGGCGGTCGGGTGTGCCAGAAGCGCTTTTTGAATATTCAGCGCGGTGCTCAGCTGCTGGCGGGTGACCAGCACTTTTCCTTCCGGGTTATCGCGCCAGGCATCCAGCAGTTCGTCGGCAAATACGGCATCTGGTTTGACTGCCTTCACGGCCTGGATCATGTCTGCTTTGGTACCGGACACTTTCAGTGGTGCCGGTTTCTGTGCTTCCTGAGCCACAAGGTCAGGGTTGATGATTGCCAACTGCTCCAGCAGCGCGTCACGGCTGCCGCTGGTTTTAACCGGCGGCGGCAGGGTGGCGTTGTACTCTTTAATGCATGCCTTCATTGCCGTCGCCGTCTGCTTCTGGTCACCATCAATACGCTGGAAGTCAGCTGGCAGCGCCATATAGTTCTGTGCCGTTTCTTCCAGGTTAGCGCCAAGCGGAACCTGCGGCGGCAGGGTGGCGTTGTACTCTTCCAGTAACACCTTGATGTCGTCGGCAGACAGCAGCGCCGGCAGGCTGGCATTGTGCTCATCGATAAAGGCGCGCAGGGTCGCGGCCGTTGTGAATGCGCCTTCAGGGATCACCGGTTCAACGCTGAATTCTGCGTCCAGTAGTTCAGGCTGCAACGCCAGCGCATGCACCAAGTTGCCCATGTCCAGCACCGCTGAGCGCTCTTTGACGATGGTTTTCTCTACGTGGCGCGCATTGAAGTACATCAGCGAAACGCGCGCATCTTTCACCTGGGTTGAGCTGATGCCGTTGGCGGCGTGGTAAACCTCGTTTGGCAGCCCTTCATAGCGGCCTGGCTCGAAATAAGCGGGATAAACAACAGCCGGTTCGTCAGATTGCGCTTCTGGCTCGGTTTGTGCTGCAACTGGTTCGGTTTGGCTTACAGAATCGCTATTTTTGGCGACAGAATCCGTATTCTGGTTTACATCGTCCTTCTGGCTGGTATCTGACTCTTCACCAGACTCCAGACTGCTTTCGCCTGGCTGTACTTCATCACCAGCTTGTTTTTCATCACTGACAGTTTCTTGAACCTGCACATTGCTGGTGGTCTCCGTAGCCTTTTTCGTGCCATGAGTTGCTGAGTTCTGCAGCAAAGCCGTAACGTCGAATATTCCGTTGCCGACATTTTTAACCAGTTCTTGTTCGACTTTCTGCGGTTGTGCTGCCGCTTCCTCTGCGCGGCGGCGTGCTCCTTCTTCACGCACGCGTTGCAGGTTCTCTTCGTGAGTGCAGAAGGATTTGCGCGGAGACTCCTTACCTTCAGGTTGGGGAATTTCCTGTGCTGCGGGTTCAGCCTCATGCAACGGCAATAACTCGACCGCGGAATTGAACGCGGCTGTCATGGTCTGGTTAACAAATTCCAGGTGAGCGACAGGAGTTAAATGAATATTTTCCGGTGCGATACGTACCAGGTTAAAAATAGCCGTGCGGTTAACACCCAGAACGCCTGGCTGATTGCGCAGGATGTTGCTCCATGATTTCCATGGTTCTTCTTTTTTGGTCACGATTTCTTTAGCGCGACGAAGAATGCTGCCCGGGATCTCGAAGTGGTTGAAGTCCATAGGCAGAAGGGCACATGCAATCTCTAAATCGAGAGTGTCAAGGGTATGGTATGTATCAGGTCCACGGTCAGTGACGTAACCGCCGTTGGCATTGGTTCCGGAATCAGTACGCTGCACACTACTGATGCGATTACCGGCGGCCCATTCGCGAACGAGGATACCGCGGTCGATGTGATCTGTAGCGAACCACAATTTCAAAAACTGGATTAAGGTTGCGAGTTCAGGGATTTTTCCATCGACAGGGAAGACTTTCTTAACGGCATTCACGACTTTATGAATATCGTGCTCAATGGCTTTTTTGAATGCTTCCACATTCTCAGCTGCCAGCAGCAGGTTCTGGACGTACGCGTCATCGGTGTCCATCTCAAGGCGGACAATCTCATTTTTCTGCCCTGCGTCGATGTGATAGAGATATTCACCATCACCGATGAACTGAGCCAGTACGCGCTGGCGGAATGGCAGGGTGGCAACAACGATCAGGTTCGGTTGCTGTGTCTGCTGGGATTGCTCTTCGGTATCGACTTCACCATCAACGACGCCACCTTCTGCCCGGCCGTTCTCGTCGGTCTGGATACCGTCCTCAACAGTGAGATCTTGACCCGTTGTAACGTCAGCAGCGTTGCTGGTTTCAGTTTTGAGCAACTGCAACTTACCACTGCGCCAGTCTTCTACCAGTTGATTGCGGTCACCGGCATCGGTGTTCACCCAGTCAGACATGAATGCAGCGATCAATCTTGGTTCGTGCTCTTCGTCGGGTGTGAAAATGTCCTTAACCGCCCGAATCATTTTCCACTCAGCATTCAGGCTGAGTTTGGCGGTCGCGGGCACATCGTTCCTTGCCACAAGCAGGCTATGGAGATATGTATTGCCTTCATCCAGTGACATTTCGCTGGCAGCCAACTGCTGCTCTTTAGTGACGTGGGTTTGGTATTTATCGTTCATCAGATGGACGGCAAAGCGGACCGCTGGAGTACGGTTTTCAACCGGGACAATTTCGGACGCAGTCGCATCTTCAACGATTACGGTCGGAGTAGGTGTGTAGGGGGCGTCAACGGAACCAGTAGACACACCAGCGGCTTTTGGCAGCCAGGTGCGCCCATCGTCCTGAAGCTCGTAGCGATCACACCAGGTAAAATCAACTTCACCTTCTTTCGGCAGGCCGTCGACAACTGGGAAATCAGTGCGAATCGGTTTGGCGTAGTCCTTACCCCGACCTGTTTCGATACCTGCATCTTCCAGCGCAACATCCAGCATCAGATTGGCGCGAGCCTCGGTTTTAGCAGTGAACCAGACCACTGCATCTTGCTTTCCGGATTTCTGAGTGGCTTTAACCACATTAAAGAATTCCATGTGAGATCCTCATTTTTGGGTGTTAGAATCCCCGGACCATTGATAGCGCCCATTGGGTTAACTTTGGTTTTAATGTTGTTTCCGGTGTAACTTTGGTCGGTGAGGCCGGACATGGCGGGCCCACTTCGGTGGGCTTTCGCTTAACTGACGGCTACGATCGCCTCATTCATAAAATCTTGCTTGTATGTACGGTAGGTTCCCCAGCCGGCGTAATCGCTATCGCTGATTTTGAGTACCAGCAAGCTGATCTCCTCAATGGCGCAGTGCGGGCAATCAAACTTGCCAAGCACATAGCCACCGTCGAGAATGACTGTTGTTTCACCGTTTGTAGTTGAGTGAATAACGCCTGATACTTTCTTCTCGCAGTTGAATGCAGCCACTTCTTTATTCACTGCTTTCAGGTTCATTTCGATTTTTACGATTTCCATAAAATCTCCAGTTGTTAAATTAAGGGTGTAAGAAGCCGCGCCAAATTAATGGCGAATTTTTCATTTCATATTTCAGGACTGCTATTTAACTTTCGTGCGCCATCTGGTCGTATTCAGCGCATTGCTTAGAGCAATATTCTTTTTCTTTCTGTGCCAGTTGCGAACCGTTGAGATAGAGCAAGGTGCTCTTTACTTCTGCGCCTTCTTCAACAGGCTTGTGGCAATAACCACATTCTTTTTTCATCACCTGTCCTTAAAGTGTTTTGGCAACTCTCCGTTAATGGCTGAGGCCATTCCCCAGACCGTTCAGATAAACTTCAACCAGCAAATCCCTGGTGTAAGTCATCTCAACGCCGCGATGCAGATACAAACGACCACGAGCATTAGCTGATGCCGTCCAGGTTGAATCCTTGTGTTTGACGAGCATCCCCGGCTGAACTGCGCCGCGGTTTACTGTCTGTGTACCGTAGTGCTGGTTTACCATGATTTCCTCTTGGCCTTATCGCGGCGAACGGAACGGTTAATACAAGACTTCAACGCATTTATTCAGTGTTTCAATGGGCGGTGGATGGCCGCCGGTTGTCATAACTTGAGCCACTCGTAAATGACTCCAGGTATGAAAAAGCCGCTGGTTAGGCGGCTATTGAGGTTCGCGCGGCTTGTGGTCGAATCGGTGCCACCCGTCAGTTAATTCAAATGGAGCATAACTTTCCCGGCGCTCAGCGAACCCAAGCTCAACAGACAGAGCGTGCAGCTCATGCCGACGCTTAATCTGTTCCATCGCAATCCAGTCAGCATCGGCATTGCGCTTTTGAGCTTGCTTCGGCGACAGGTCTAAACTGTTTATTTCACTTAGTTTCTGCTGACGCTTGATGTCCTGTTTCATATTGCGAAGCGCATTTATCATTGAGTCGATGCGCTTGATGTCGTCGATCATCCCCTTACCCTCTGTCGTTACCCGCTGATGCGGTTATGTCTCATCGACGCATGGAAGTGCTTTCCAGTCGATATCGTTTTTTGCCGAATCCCACAGGCCTTTCTTTTTGTACTTTTCTGAGCATGGAATGCAGATGTTGTAAGGCCTGCCAACCATGTTTACAGATATTCTCTGCATCTCTTCAGATGCCAGAAAGTACCCACAGAATTGACACTTGTGCATACTTACTCTCCACTTAGTTACCCGCTGATGCGGGAGAAATGCTTTGGTGCTGTGGTAGGTGGGAGACCCATTTCGACCCGATTCGGCCTACTTATCTTCGGCAATAGCTCCTCGGGCCTCGCCGCTTTACGTGCGACATATTCCCGTCCATGAACCCTTCACCACATCCCATAACATTCCCTGTATTGGTCAGCGCCAACTCCCTGCCAGTGTTGCCCGTTCTCACGCCGTTCTCGCTCTCGCGCGGGGATACTCTCTCACCGACCGGATCGCACCCGGTGATACAGCACGTTTACGTGTAGGGGTCTTAACAGGTCATTGACGCTGTAAATCTGCATGTTGTTAAAAAGCAGGCGACTTGCTGTCCGCCGCTGGCTAACTTCGCTCAGCTGTCGATGTTTCGTTTCGATGGGTTGATTATTAACTAATGGTTATTTTCAGTCAATAACCAATGGTTAATTATTTCTGTGTTGGTTATTAAGGTTATGATTTATTGGTTAATTTAGTTTGGTTATAGATTTGCTTGGCATGTGATATGCTGAAAAAAACATCAAAAAGGAGTGGGTAATGGGCTTGAATGAAGAAAGAGTGAACATGATGGTTCACGCCATGGGGCGGGCGGTCATGGAGTTGTCACTGGCAGATTTACCTATGACCCAGCAAAACATCATCGACAAGCTGGAACGGTACCGGAAGGAAACGGGAAACGTGATAGGTAAGGGTGTGAACAGGGATGCAGCTGAGATAGTGCGGAAAGGACAATAAAAAAGCCCGCACGGGCGGGCAGGTAGTGTTGCGATAGTTATTGTTATCAGCTTCAGGCTGGATAGTTATCGGCAGAATGGAGGATGGCTTTATGGGTGGGCAATAAAAAACCCGGCGCGGTGGCCGGGTGAGATATTAAAGAACCGATTTAACAAGATGGTTTTTACGGTACAGACCTATGCGATCATTGTGAATCTCAGTAGTCTCCACTAAAAGAGAAACAATCTGTCCGACCTTGTGTTTTTTTTGTATTAAATCTAGCATTTCAATCGGATAGGAAGCCTTTAAATGTTCACCACCAACATCAAGCTCCAGCTTCCCATATTTGGATAGAACGACCAGTTCGCCTGTAACCGTTTCAGTAATGGGAGGGGATGAAATGGTTGATGTAAGTCTACTCACCAAGTACTTAATTTTATTGGAGTCAATAGTTGCCACCTTGGTGCCATTACTAAATGGACCGGTCCAACTTGCATCAAATGTTAAGTTGTGTTTATCGCATTCCTCTACGATTCTCTTAAGGCTTACAGTGGAATTGTATCCAATTTCAGCGACGTGATTCATGAAGTTGTTGTCGTCATCGCTTAACAACAAATCGAATATGCCTTTTACAGCCTTGCTGGGTACTGTTTCTACTAATTCTGCTATTCCTGTAGAGAAGGTGACGCCCAATTTTGTAGACCCAGGGGATAAATCAGCCAGCCTGAGGTTTAAGGAGCTTTTCACGTCGTAGGGAACTTTTTTTGAGTCCTTGCCTGAGGCAATTTTGTGTGTTGCTCTTTGTATTAGCGCTGCAAGATTTGTTGAAATAGCCCCAAGCAGCTCTAAAGGAATAGAGCCAAAGTCAACCTCAGAGCCTTTCAGCCGCAGCTCAAAAAAATCGATAAGTGGGTGCCGACTATCTTGCTTTAATTTTTCGGCCTTCAAATCGCTCAGATGAGAATCCATGGAGCGATAAAGAAGCATGTCAGCAAAGGACCTGGTTTTGTTTTGCTTCATTGCATCGACTTCTTTTTGAATGAAATCAATGCGTTTATCGCAATTTTTAAACATTGATTTATCATTCATAAAAAAATCCTCACTAACCCTTTCGGGTTTTCACTGCGATCAAAACCAAACCAACCGCGCCAGTAGCTACGCCAGTACTCATAATCATAGTTAGGGTCATCTAAATTCTTCATGAGTAGTAGGACATCAATTTTGTAGTTTTGTTTGATGTAGTTTCGGTCAAGCAAATTATCGACGCGGCCCCGAAGCATGACAGGTATTGAGTTTATATTGCTATAGTCACATACCAACAAAATATCAATATCATCAGGCTCTGGTTTAGACGTGGTGTATGAACCATCAACCCATATTTCTGTAAAACAGCCATATTGAGCAGATAATTCTCGAATAGATTCGAGTAGCTGTATAAAATTACAGTATAGCATGCCTCGCCTGGATGATGAAGGAAAGCAATCGACACAATACGATTTTAATCCAGCTTCATCCATGTCATGGAGCCCTGGCTCAAACAGGGGTGGGTAATTAATTTTATCCATAAAAAACCTTGCTATACATTTGTTTTTTTTATTAAAAATCTAACCACCGAAATGGTGACGGCAAGATGTTACATGGGGTTACAATCAGCCAATACACCGCATTAAATAATTTTTTCACCAGCTATGCGCCGACCAGAACACCTTGCCCATCACCCAAACGTCTCATCAGGCCACCATAAGCACGATCGCAACAACCGAGAGCAAAGTAACCACGCCTACTATCAGATATTCTCTTATCACCCAAACGTCTCTTCAGGCCACTAAAATTATCGGCGATATCGCAATACCGAGTACCAGAACACAAAACCGATTATCTCGACATCTGCCTCATCAGCCTCTTCATCGTCATAATCGCGATTGATGCTTCGTATTAATAGCTTCCCACCAGGCTTTCGATAAAGCTGCTTTATGCGCTTTAAATCGCCCTGGTTAATAGCATAGAGTTCGCCGTCAATAATCCGCTTGTTGCCTGTATCGACTGCTACCGTTGCGCCGTCAGGAATAACGGGCTCCATGCTGTCACCAGAAGCGGGAAAGCAAAGCACTCCAGAACCATCACTATTTGCACCCACCCTTCTGAGCGTTGCCTTGGAGAACCTCAGTTTAAAGCCGTTATGATCTTCGCTATGAACACGCCCATCACCACACGCAAACTCGATATCCTTCAGAAACGGTACTTCCACCTCATCGTCAGGTAGGGGGGTATTTTTGTCCCAAGCGTCGACAGTTCCCCACTCAGATTCAGGCGGGATGGATGATACCCTGTGCAGTTCAGGTTCAGGATCATTCCTTCCGTATTCCAGCCACTCAGGGCGAACCCCAAGCCAGCGGCTAAGTGCAAGGATATTGGTTTGGTCTGGTATTGCTGATGCGTTAAGCCACTTCCAGATCCCGGGCTCAGATACAGCAATCCCTTGGGACTTCATAGCTTCCCTGATCCTGCCAGCCTGCCCACGCCCACCCACGCCAGCATCAAGCAATGCAGCGCGAAGTCTCTTCGAGAATTCTTCTTTTAAATCGTCTTTTTTAACCATGTGTTAATTATCAATTAGAGTTGACATAACTGTCAGTTAAGATATAACCTTAACTCGTAGTTAATATAGTTAACGGAAAACACTATGAACCCAATGCAATTTGCAATCGAAGCTGTAGGCGGACAAACCGCAGCGGCACGCCTATGTGGTCTGTCGAATGTTGCTATTCACAAGTGGGTAAAGAACGCGGCGTTGCCTCGCACTGAGTACACAGAGAAAACCAACTATTCACAGCTTTTGGCTGACGCATCAAAAGGGCAGTTTACGGCAGAGTGGCTACTACAGGCTGCAAACCCTGACCGAATTAAAAATTAATCGACAGCCGCCTGACCGGCGGCCCTAACCACGAAAGGGAAAGCAATGCATTCACTTGCGTATCAACAAGGTAACAAATTTTCGCCAGCGGCGATGATTTACCAGAATCGCCGGGAGCGAGAATCCTCGGCGTTAAATATCGATGGGATCCGCGCAGCAGTACGCGCCTGGGCAGCTGATTGCCGCAGTCGTGAATTTGTCGCCGCGCTGATCGTGGAAGAGTGGCGGGCGTCCGGCGGAACCGGTCTGGATATCCAGACTGACTCGCACCGCCAGATGCAGAAAGTGTTTCGATGGATTGATGGCGATACCGAATACGCCGCCAACAACATTCGCCAGCTGGCCCCGGCAATCATGTCGGTCCTGCCGCTGGAGTACCGAAACCGTCTGGCGCCGCAGAACGACACGATGTCGCTGATCGCCTCTGCGATGAAAGAGTGTGCCGAGGCTAAACAGGCCGTGCTGCTGGACGCTCCAGAGCATCAGAAGCTCAAAGAGGTAAGCGAGGGTATAGCGTCGCTGTTCCGCCTCATGCCGGAGCAGGTAGGACCGCTGATGACGATGGTTACATCGATGCTGGGGGTTATATGAGAGGCACAAGAAAAGAAAAAGCCCTTGAAGCGGTAACTTCAAAGGCCCTTATCACACTGTGTTACGCCAAGTAACGGGAGTAAGTATGTCAAACACCGCTGAAATAATCAATTTCCCAAATAAAACCGAACAACCGGGAGGTCGTATGGCCGACCTGTCGAACGGGTATACCAAGGTCGCTAACGAGATCCAACAGCTTAAGCCTCGCCTGAGACTGTCAGGCCGGGAATGGCAATGTTTTGAGGCGGTGATCTGGCTTACCTACGGCTGGAACAAGAAACAGGACCGCGTGACAAATACGGTTATTGCCGAGCTTACGGGCCTGAGCGATACGCATGTATCGGACGCGCTTAAGTCTCTCGCAGAACGCAAAATCATCTTTTCACAGAAGCAGGGCATGATGAAAATCGTCGGTGTAAACACTGACCTTTCAGCATGGATTTTAGACAAACCGGAAACGGGAAGAAAATTCCCGAAAACGGGAAAATCCTTCCCGAAATCAGGAATAACCTTCCCGAAAACGGTAGACACCCAATACAAGAACAAGAACAGTATTAAAAGATCTTCGTCCGAGAATTCTGACGAATCCTCTGACGCACGTCTGAAGAAATTTTTATCAACTCATCCTGAAGCTGCGGTCTACACACCATCCGGTGCGAAGTGGGGCTCTGCTGAAGACCTCGAGACAGCTAAGTGGATTTCCTCCAGGGTGAAGCTGATTAACCCAACCTGCAAAGCCCCGGACATGACCTCCTGGTCTAACACTGTTCGCCTGATGCGCCAGATAGACAACCGGTCGCACCAGGACATCTGCGCGCTGTATGACTGGGCTAGCAAACACCACTTCTGGCAGACCAACATCCTGAGTCCCGAAAGCCTGCGTAAGCAGTGGGACAAGCTGACAATGCAGCGTAACGCCGGAGGTGAGCAGCGCGCTGTCAAGCCAGATCTGGACTTCAACAACACTGACTGGGCCTATGGGGTGATCCGATGAAATCTCTTGCAGAGCAGATGCGTAACCACGACCGCGAGCAGATGAGCCGCATGGCCCATAACCTGCCAGAGCAGTACCAGGAGTGCGCGCCGGTCGAGCAGGTGGCGCAGGTATTCAACAAGCTGTTCAACGAGCTGCGCGCCGCGTTCCCGGCCAGCATGGCGAACTTCCGCACCCAGGAAGACCTGAACGAATTCCGCCGTCAGTGGCTGCTGGCGTTTCAGGAGAACGGGATCCACACCATGGCTCAGGTCGATGCCGGCATGCGCATTGCCCGCCGCCAGGAGCGCCCATTCCTGCCGTCGCCGGGCCAGTTCGTCGCCTGGTGCAAGCAGAGCGGCGGCGCGCTGGGCGTCAACGTTGACCAGGTGATCGCCGAATACTGGGACTGGCGTAACCGCTCGTTCGAATTCATCTCCAGCGAGCAATTTCCATGGTCGCAGCCGGTCATGTACCACATTTGCGTAGAATTGCGCCACCGCAGCACCGAGCGCCAGTTAACGCATGGTGAACTGGCACGCGAGGCAGGCGATCTGCTGGACATGTGGGAAAGGCGCGTCACCGAGGGTAAGCCAGTGCCGCCGGTACGCCGGGCTATTGCCGCACCAGCTGCCGAGCAAGGGCCGACGCCGATCCAGCTGCTGCTGGCCAAGTACAACCGCAACAAGTCGAACGGGATGGTGTGACATGAACATAACAATCCGTGAGCAGGTGCTGGCAGCCCTGCGCAACAACCCAGGGTTGAACAACGCCAAACTGGCAGGGCTTATCGGCATGGACACCAAAAAGATATCCGGAACGGTGAGCACGCTGCTGGCAGACGGCCTGATCCGCTGCGAAGGAAAATACGGCCAGCGCCTTTACAGCCTGACCAGCTACGGAATGCGCTTCGCCCCTGACACGATACCTGGCATGAAGCAGGGTAAGTCGAAGTTAATTCAGCGGACGGACACAAACGTGATCTGCCAGGAGTGCCGCAACAGCGCGGCGATGAAAAGAATTTTAAGCGTATACGGGGTGAGAGCATGAAACCGAGTTATGAAGAGTTAGAGCAGAAGCTCATCGAGTCAGAGCGCTACGGCCGCCAGACTGATATCACAATCGATAATATGGAGATGAAGCTGGCGCAGATGGCAGCGGAGAATGCGGGGCTGAAGGCGGTGTGTGAAGACCGTCGCACGTTCATCATGAATGGGGTGCAGCTTGGTTATATCCAGGTTCCGACAGTGGAAACAGACCCGGCACTTGAAACCATTCGCGTTGCTGTATCACCACAAGAACCAACACCGGCGACCGACGCTTTCCTGGCTGAAGTGAAGACTGAAGCACGCAAGGAGGGAGCTTACTTTGTGGCGAACAGAATGCTGGCTGCCTGGGAAGCTGGTTTTATTGATGATACTGCAAAGAACGCCGCGGATATTGCCAGGATGATTCTTACCTCTACTGAGTTTATGGCTAATGCGCCGGAAGGCGATTTTGACCGCTCATTCTCTGATGGCGTTCTCGAAGATATCGCCGCCCAGCTTCGCAAAGGAGGCAACCAGTGAGCGAGATTAATTACCAGGCTCTGCGTGAAGCGGAGGAGAAGGCGACGAAAGGCCGGTGGGCTGTTGAGTTCGACGATGAGATTTACTCCACTGACGGCGTGAACCATGAGCAAATAGCCATGGTATTCAGTGAAAACGAAGCGCGTGATGCTGCATTTATCGCCGCAGCCAACCCCGCCACCGTGCTGGCGCTGCTGGATGAGCTGGAATCCGCAGAGAAGCGGATCGCTGAGCTGGAGGCGCGGGAGGTGAAATTGCCTGAGTTAAAAATGCTTCGTGATTACCTTGCCGAAGTAACTCACCGTGAGCGTGAAGATATTCTGGTTGGTGTCCGCCTTGAGTTTTTCAGGGCGCTTGAAGAAGTTGGCGTGAAGGTCGCCGCAGCCGGTAAAGGAGAGGCATCATGAGCACTATTACCAGAGAGCAGTTAATCGAAGACCTGAAAGCTTCGGAGCAGAACGCCAGTGGTATGTTTGAAATCGGCGAGGACACCATATGCGCGTTGATGTCCATGCTCGCCTCCCCGCCAGCGCCGGCATCTGTGCCTGATTACCCTGAAACCTTGCCATGCCCAGTGATGCTGGAGCCTGGTTTGAAATTCGGCAAAGGAGTGCCTACTAGAACAATGCTTGGAGCATTACGGCGGCGCGCAGAGTATTATGCTGAGCTTGAGGCTATGACACCAGAGCAGCGAGCAGAACATGATACAGGCATGAAGGAGTTCGCCGCCATGCTTCAGGGTGCCGAGCAACAAAATCGACAACAAAATATTCCTGAAAATATTCCAGCCACACAGTTTAAGCCGGTAGCAGACCTGTACGGCTTAACCTCACCAACTGGCAGCGAAACATCATTCACTTTCGACGCTGTTGAAGCTCGTGATTTCATTGATGGCGGTTGGTCATGCCAGGAGTACGTGGAGCTTGAACGCTTTCAGGAAGCGATAACCAACCATACCGAGGATAAGCTCGCTATGGTTGACCATTCCGGTGACTCCAACAATATGGTTGAACCTGTAACGACGGCTTACAAATTGCCAGATGATTTTATTTGCATGCTTACTGGTAGAGCTAAATATCTTCGAGAAAAAGGAGAGATCAAATCACCTGAGCTTTTGGAGCGAGCCGCTGCCGCGCTTCAGGGGGAAAGCGTTAATACCTCCTCCATTCCTAATGGATGGAAACTCGTTCCGATTGACCCAACAAAAGATATGTTGCGTGCGGGGCAATCGGTGGTTGGGTTCTGGCTGAATACAGTGCATTGCTACTCGAAAATGCTCGCCGCTGCACCAGCAGCACCACAGCAGGAGGCATGATGTACGACAATTACACCATCAACCGCTGCGACGCCATGGAGTGGCTTGCAGAGCATTACCCAACCTTCCCGGACAGGATGCCAGATGTGCCGCTTAAGGCCGACTGGTGTAGCGCCAGCCTGTTCAGAGGGTGGAGTTTCGTTATCTTGCTCGATGGTTCACTGGTCTTTGCTGACTGCCTGTCACCTCCCATCCGGGCAGAAGACATGGCTGGCTTCAAACTGCCTGAGTTGACATAGCTACCATACAAGCGATATGGGGATTCACATATCGACCCGCCCAGGGCCTCTTCGGAGGCCTTTCTCTTTAGTTGATTTTGTTGAATCAACCGTCCATACTTTCTTTGCTGACGGCCTGAACACCCGTCAGTGACTTCTGCGCATTTAAGGGGACTTAAATGCGACCACAATCTGAACTCCTCACATTGTCACAGATGCAGAAATGCACCTGCGATTTTCTGTATTCTGCGTTACCTCTCGGAGGTGGCGTATGATTCTCCCAAAAGACGGCATCAAGCTTCATCGTGGCAATATTAATGCTATCACCCAGCACCTTCACCCACTTCTGAATGACGGGCAATGCTTCCGCCTTCAGGTTAAGCCATGGCGCGAGAAGCGCAGCCTGTCGCAGAACGCGCTCAGCCACATGTGGTACACGGAAATTAGCGAGTACCTGATCGCGCGCGGCAAGACCTTCGCTACGCCTGAGTGGGTCAAAGACGCGATGAAGCACACCTATCTCGGCTACGAAAGCAAGGACCGTGTAGACGTCGTGTCTGGCGAGGTCACCACCGTCCAATCCCTACGTCATACGTCAGAGCTGGAAACGGGCGAGATGTACATTTTCCTGTGCAAAGTCGAAGCCTGGGCGATGAATATCGGCTGCCACCTGACCATCCCGCAGAGCTGCGAGTACCAGCAACTACGCGATAAGCAGGAGGCCTGATGTCTACTCCACTTTCCCGCGTCATCACAAACGAAATCTTCCGCGTTCCTGCGCGCCGCAAGCGTAAGCCCGCGGTTAAGCCGTCCGACATCCCGACCTTGAAAGGCTACACCGCCCGCCTGGTGGATCAGAAATGGCTGCGTCTCGCGGCGAGGAGAGGTCATGCGTAAACCATCCCGCCGTAAGTGCAAAGTATGCGGTGAATACTTCGTGCCTAAATTCCACGACATCCGGATCCGCTGGTGCAGCCCTGAGCACGGCACAATCCTCGCAATGGAAGAACGCGAAAAGGAGAAGGTGAAAGCCGCTGCTAAGCGCATCAAGGAGCAGAAGGACGCCGAGAAGGCCGGTCGCAAACGCCGCAAGGAACGGCTGGCAGAGCTTCGGCCTGCCGGTTACTACAAGGCGCAGGCTCAGCAGGCGTTCAACGCCTACATCCGAGCGCGTGACGCTGATTTGCCATGCATCAGCTGCGGAGAGACCAATCCACCTGATTTACATGGCGGCCAGTGGGACTGCGGCCACTTCAAAACGGTCGGCGCCAACCCAGAACTTCGCTTTGAAGAGCGCAACGCCCATAAGCAGTGCAAATCGTGTAATGCCGGTGCCGGAAAGTACACCGCCAAGGAGGCGACCGTAGCGCAGCAATACGAAGCCGGTCTGGTTGCTCGTTACGGACAGGAATACGTCGACTGGCTCAATGGCCCCCACGAAATGACCAACTACCGCCGGGAAGATTTCATCCGGATCCGCGATGAGTACCGCGCCAAACTCAAAGCATTGAAACAACGGGAGGCCGCATGAGCACAGAAACAGAAATTGAACTGGGCAAGGTTGTCGCTTTCCCGTCAAAGAATAACGACCTACAGGATGGGCTCGTTATTCAGCGCGAAGGACAGAAGGTAATGTGCCTGCACTCCACCGTTTGGGTTAACGAAAAGGACCGGACCTTACGCTGCAGGAAGTGCGAAACGTTGATCGAGCCTTTTGACTTCCTGATGACGCTCTGCGACCAGGAGTCTCGCTATATGGAGAACGTGAAATATCTCCGCCGGGAAGAAAAGCAGCGCCGTCAGAATATCGAGAAACTCATTCAGATTGAGAAGAACGCCAAATCCCGCATACGCCGCGCTGGGGATAAGTCACCACTTCCTCTCTGGCAGAACGAGAGGGTGGACGAATGACACGTGACCAGATTATCCGCTACCAGGCAGAAAGCGTTAAGCGCGCCAACCTGCCGCCAATAGCAAAGCACAGCCAGACCAAAACCAACCAGCCACAGAAGGAAGCCGCATGAACAGTCAGCAACTGGAATACGTACGTCAGCAGCTCATTGTGGCGACCGCAGACCTCAGCGGGGCGACGAAAGGGCAGCTGGTAGCTTTCGCCGAGAACGCGCAATTCACCGCGACGGCGCGGAGTCGGGGGCGGAAGAAAGTCTATGACGCGCAGAAAAAGCGCATGGTTAACCCCGACGGCCCGCCGATGAGCGGCAGTCAGTCACGCGCCAAGGGCTCGTCAATCGCGCTGGTGAGTCCGGTAGAGTTCGGCACCGCATCATGGCGCCGCGCTGTCCTGTCTCTGGAAGACCATCAGAGAGCATGGTTGCTCTGGACCTACAGCGACAATATCTGCTGGGAGCTCCAGGAGACGATTGTCCGCTGGGCGTGGGAGCAATTCAACCAACAATTTGCAGGTGTGCGCATTGCAAAGAAAACGGTAGATCGCCTGCGTCAGCTCATCTGGCTGGCGGCTCAGAATGAAAAAGCAGATATTTCAGGCAGGGAAGGCTGCTTACGTTATGCGCCAGCTTCTATGATCGGAATTAAACCCGATAACTGGAGCCATAACTATTCTGGCTACTGGCGGGCTATGGGGGAAATTTTCCAAGGATTGGACAGACAAGCTTTGCTGACGGTTTCTCGATCACGTTCACAACAAAAAACGACTTTTTCGCGGCATGGTATTGCAAAAGTCAATTAAATAGCATATATTTCATGTAAATATGATATCGTCGCCATAGCTTCGTAGGTCGACAAAGAATTAAGAGCCTCGCCATCGTGCGGGGCTTTTTCATTTCAGGGTCAGAAGCACAGCGGTTGTGCGTTCGGCTGTTAACCGAATGGTCGAAGGTTCGAATCCTTCCTGTCCCGCCAAATTCGCCGGTCTAGTTCAGTGGCAGAGGTGGTAAATGCCGAGCAAAGATTACTATCTTAATCGAAGGGCTAGGCTTGCTAAGGCCGTGGAAAAGTTGGGTGGTCGTTGCGCGAGTTGCGGATCCGAATATTCGCTTCAGTTTGACCGCATAGACCCTTCCACCAAATCAGCAAATGTAAGCGAGATGCACTATCACTCAGATTCGGTGTTTTATGCTGAGGTTGAAAAGTGCCAACTACTATGTTCTGCATGCCACATTCAGAAAACCAAATTTGACCTTAGCTACTTAGTAGCTGGTGAGCTGAATGGTATGAGCAAGCTAACAATGGACAGCGTCCAGTTCATCAGAGAAAACTACATTCCACGACATAAGGTTTATGGAGCCAGAGGGCTAGGGAGAATGTTTGGTGTAACACATCAAACAGTGCTTTCAGCCTTAAATGGCGAAACCTGGAAATAAGCTGCGCGTCAGAGGTTCGATTCCTTTGCCCGCTCCAGTAAAAGCTTTCCAGTCTGCGATGATGGGTTCCCCGGAGTGACTGGAAAGCGACCTGGTTTTGAATGGGCGCTGCTTTTTGCAAAATTGCTGTGTGAAAATACTGACCTTTGGGTTCAGCGCTCATCCAAAAGCATCACGTGAATTCACCAACGCTCATGTACTCTCCAGGAAACAATAAGTGATTCTGAAAAGTTCCGGTTAGATATTGCCCCGGTCACCGGATGATTTTATCTTTTGGTTCGTGGTGAATCCCCCTATGCGGCGGGGCGTCCAGTCAAACTTTTTTGTCCAGGTTTGTTTGCGCGGAACTAGTCGGCTGGGGCTGTTCCACCGGGAGGCACCCGGCGCCACCTCCTTGACGGTATTGTTATTTTTCATGCCTGTTCGTCCGAGCAGGCTTTTTTTGCCCGCATTATCTTCATTGAAAACTGGCAACTCAGAGAATCATCCAAATTAAAAAAGCAGCAACGAGAGCGATTACTAATACATTCTTCGCTTTTTCTCTTCTGCTGGCCTTCACAAAAGGATTCACTATCCGGCAGTGGCTACACACAAGTGATTCTGGGTTAATTAACTTTCCGCAGTAGGGGCAGGGCTTGATAATCATTGGTACTAATTAAGTTGTGAGAACGTAGTCTCATTTAACCACATTTATCGAGTTGTTTTACTAATGGTCTAGTTATTTCAGACATATTCATCAATTTCAGGCTCACGGGAATCATCCGCTACGTGCTTTGTTGATAAATCCAGCCCGTGAAGCCTGACCCTTTTCAAACACACACAGCGCCATCCGAAAAATCGGAGGTGAGGCTATGACCAGAATGAGCACCATTTACAGCAGACTTTCATATGGAACAGGAACCACGCTGACCGGCTGCGGTGTATCAGCGAAGGCATATGCCGAAACAGCTAAAACAGCAAAAGAGGTGTCCTGGATGTTGGCCGACAGAATTGCAGGGTTAAGCCTGAGCGACTGGGCAATTATTGTCGGTATCGCATGCACTGTTATTACCTGTGCAGTGAACTGGTATTTCCGCTGGAAAGAACGGGAGGATCGGCGCAATGGCTATGCCACCAAAGCTGAAGAATAGCGTTATTGCAGCGATACCCGCTGGCGCTATTGCTATCGCTGCGGCGTTGATTACTGGCCCAACGGGTAATGATGGCCTTGAAGGTGTACGCTATCAGCCTTATCGGGATGTTGTTGGAGTGTGGACTGTATGCTGGGGCCATACTGGTAAAGATATTATCCTCGGCAAGACCTACACCAAAGCAGAGTGCCAGGCGCTGCTGGATAAAGACCTGAATATTGTCGCCCGACAGATTAACCCATATATCAATGCTCCGATCCCCGAAACGATGAGAGGGGCGCTGTACTCATTCGCGTATAACGTCGGCGCTGGAAACTTCCAGACCTCCACGCTGCTGCGCAAAATCAACCAGGGCGACCAGAAAGGTGCGTGCGACCAGCTGCGCCGCTGGACTTACGCCAAGGGCAAGCAGTGGAAAGGCCTGGTAACTCGCCGCGAGATTGAGCGTGAAGTTTGTTTGTGGGGGCAGAAATGAGCCGATTAACCACCATTATCAGCGCCATTGTGATCTGCCTGATAGTCAGTCTCGGATGGTTGGCTAGCCACTACCATGACAACGCCACCGAGTTCAAAAGGCAGCGCGATAAAGTGACTGAGCAGCTCAGCCTGGCGAAAGACACCATCGCTGACATGCAGACCCGTCAGAGAGACGTCGCAGCGCTCGATGCCAAATACACGAAGGAATTAGCCGATGCAAAAGCTGAAAATGATGCTCTGCAGCGCAAGCTTGATAATGGTGGTCGGGTGCTCGTCAAAGGCAAATGTCCAGTGTCAGCCTCAACCCAAACCACCGGCGCCTCCAGCATGGGCGATGATGCCACCGTCGAACTCTCTGCAGTTGCTGGACGAAACGTTCTCGGTATCCGATCCGGAATCCTCAGCGACCAAACAGCCCTGAGGGCGCTGCAGGAATACATCACCACGCAGTGCCTGAAGTAAGGCATTACAGAGCCACTTCCAGAGGTGGCTCGATAATGTTGGAGGAAACCATGTCAACGCTTAAGGATTTATCCCGGCAGCTAAAGCAGCTGCAGAAGCAAATACCGTTTGCGACTGCCCAGGCTATGACTAAAGTGGTTCGCCAGATAGAAGCGGCCCAAAAAACAGCATTTGAGCGGAATCTGGATAATCCAACACCTTTTACAGTTAAATCGGTTGGGTCAGTTGGTGCCAGGAAAAACAGCCTTCGTGCGAAGGTGTTTGTTCGTGATACTGCTGCTGGTTACCTTGAACCCTTCGAGTTCGGCGGAGAGCACAAGCTTAATGGTAGTGCTTTGCTTAACCCGAAAGACATAAAGCTTAATAAATACGGCAACCTGCCGCGTAATAAGCTCTCTCAGCTCAAAGCAAAGGAAAATGTATTCGTAGGTGAGGTGGATGGCGTTAACGCTGTCTGGCAGCGTAAGAAACCGATGAAAGCTAAGAAGCGACGGGCCAAGCGCTCCGCTAATGGGACGCGAAGACCGAAACGTAAACAGCGTTCTCCAAAGCTTTTGATCCGGTTTGGTGATGCGCTACCTGTGACTCCAGTGCTGGGGTATATGGATAGGGCCCGTACCATGGCGAACGCACTGCTACCGTCTGCTTTAAATCAGGCGATAGCAGAAGCCATCAGGACGGCAAAATAAAAGCAGTAACTTATAAGTTAATTTCGCAAGCTTTTATGAAGCTGTTTACTGCAGTTGTCGATCCAGAAACATTGGCTGACATGGAATGCTGGTTTCCGCCATCCTTTGTTTGCACACCAACTAACACTTTGGATTTCGCCCCCTGAAGCTGCTTAAGCACTGTTTTTAGTTGGTCCGCGTCATCCGATTGAATCTGGAGGCTCTGAACATTACGTCTTGAAAGGGTAGCATCGAGCTTCACTGCGGTATTCCCGTCGACCTTCATTATCAGGTCCATTGGTACCTCTGATAGTGATTCGGTGCTTTTATCCATTTCAACGTATGCCGCCGATAGCTTTTCTTTAGTGCAGTCAAACACAATGGCGCCATTGTCGGATGAAACCTCGCCAAGCATCATTGCTTTCTTACCACCAGAGAAAAGGTCATCTTCAGTATTAGTTACCCACTGGGCATGAGCAATTGGTGATGCCAGCACTGCGGCTACGAAAGTTATTTTGATTATATTGTTACCCATTACATTCTCCTTGTATTGAATAGGAATAATCATAGTCGGAGCGAATGGTCGAAGCCATTAAAAAAATGGGTCCTTCCTGAGACTTTTGTAAGGTACGGGCATTGCGCGCCGCGGTGTTTTCCTAGCTACAACTTTCAGATTTGTGTCCCATGTCCCACCTCTGGCGATCATTACGGACACCTCGCCAGCTCTGGCTATTCCAGTTTATTCCAGTGGGACATTCTGGTGGGACATGGCAAAAATGTCCCAGGCGAATGTCCCACCCCAGAAAATGTCCCAGGTGATGTCCCATGACCACGATGAACCAGAGTCAGTACGCACAACATTCAGGTGTGGATCGCAAAACAATTGGCCGGTGGATTAAAGCCGGGCGCTTCATTGTGATGGACGGAGACCTGATTGACGTAGAGGCCAGCGATGCGGCATTGAAGAAAAACCGCGATGGCAAAGACCCGCGCGCCTCGAACGCGAAGAAAAAGAAAACTCCCGTCGTTAGCGATAACGATGATGACGGTGATGAAATCAATAAAACTGTCCGCCAGATAATGCTCACTGAAGGGGCAGATCTTTCGAGAGAGGAAGCGGGACGTATCCGCGAGAATTACATGGCCCTGCAGGCAAAGCTGCAGTATGAAAAAGACAGCGGCCAGCTTATTGAGCTGACAGCAGCCGAGGAGGTTTTATTCAACGCCTTTCGCCAACAGCGTGATGCCTGGCTTAACTGGCCGTCCAGGGTGGCGCCGCTAATGGCTGCTGATCTGGATGTACCGGCGGACAGGATGACAGAGGTGCTGATTGAACATGTCCACAAACACATCTCAGTCCTCGGAGAGCCAGAGTTTAACCCGGCAGAAGATTGAGCGTCTTGAATTAAGCGTCCGCAAAGGCTGGACACCCCCGCCGCGTATCAGTGTGCCGCAGTGGGCAGATGACTATCGTAAGCTGGCAAAAGAGGCTGGGAGCACTTCGGGAAACTGGGAAACATCGACGGTAGAAATTGCCCGCGGACCGATGCTTGCCGCGACGGAGTCCGGGGTTCATATCATCACTGTAATGTGCTGTACCCAGTTGATGAAGACAGCACTGCTGGAAAACCTTTTTGGCTATTTTGCCCACCTCGATCCTTGTCCGATACTGCTGCTGCAGCCGAAAGAAGAAGCCGCTGAACAGTTTTCGAAAGAGCGTATTAGCCCGCTGGTAAGGGTGACGCCGGTACTGCGTAAAATCATCGGTGATTCGAAACAGAAAAGCTCGAAAGAAACCATTCTTTACAAGGCATTCACTGGCGGATTTCTGGCGCTGGCGGGTGCTGGTAGCCCTGATAACCTTGCGCGTCGTCCGATTCGTGTCCTGCTGGCGGATGAAGTGGACAAGTACCCGATAACCCGCGAAGGCGATCCAATTGCGCTGGCCGAAGAGCGTACAGCGACATTTGGCCTGACCTGGCTGTCTGTACGCGCCTGTTCGCCGACGGTGGAGGATGAGAGCCGCATTGCTGACAGCTACGCCGACTCCGATCAGCGCCGGGCATCTGTGGTTTGCCCGCACTGTGGCCACCGCCAGTTCCCCGACTTTTTCAAACACGTTCAGTGGCCGAAAGAGGGAGATAAACACCTGACTAAATCGGCGATGCTCTATTGCGAATGCTGTGGTAGTGGCTGGTCCGAAGGACAGCGCCTCAGAGCTCTGCACACTATTCGATGGCATCAGACGCGCCCATTTGAGTGCTGCGGGGAGCGGCACTCACCGCTGATGGATTATGACCTTGCCTGGCGGGCGGCAGACGAGGGCAGCGTTGAAAAGGTCTGGCAATGGTCAGAGTCGGAACGGCATGCGGTCTATCGCGCAATCTGCCCCTCCTGTGGAAAGGAGGCAGTCGATAACCACCACGCGGGGTACCAGGCATCCAAGCTTTTCAGCCCCTGGCAAAAAGATAAGCCGTCGGATATTGCGAAAAAATATATCGATGCGAAGGGCGATCCGGATAAGGAACAGGCGTGGTGGAATACCCAGATGGGGCTTCCGCACCGACCTAATCATGGGAAACAGCTCCCTGTTGATGTTCTGCTGGCGCGCCGGGAAATATTTCCGGCCGTCGTTCCGGACGGGGTGGCATTGTTAACAGCTGGAGTTGATACCCAGGACGATCGCTTCGAAATTACGATCACCGGCTGGGGGAGAGATGAAGAATCGTGGTCGGTCGCGCATGACGTTATTTATGGTGACCTTGAGACGGAAGAACCCTGGAAGCGACTGGATGCATACCTGAAACAGATCTGGCGACGTGGTGACGGGCGCGGCCTGAATATCATGGCAACGTGCATGGACTCCGGCGGCCACCATACGCAGAAGGTATACGAATTCGCCAAAGAGCGTCTTGGCCGTCGTGTCTGGGCAATTAAGGGGGAGTCTGCACAGGGAGGCAAACGCAATCCTGTCTGGCCGACCAAACGACCATCATCGAAAAGCAAAGCCAGTTTCCGCCCTGTCATTCTGGGGGTTAACTCAGCGAAAGACGTGATACGCGGTCGCCTGCATCTTGAGCCACCCAAACCTGGCGCCGCCGCTGCGGGTTATATGCATTTTCCTGACGATCGCGATCTCGGGTACTTCAATCAGCTGCTGGCGGAGCGACTGGTTTACAAAGTCATTTCCGGGCAGCGGTACAGTATCTGGGAAGCAATACCAGGACGAGCTAACGAAGCGCTTGACTGCCTCGTTTACAGCTATGCCGCGCTGTGCGGTCTCAAACATATGGGGTTAAAACTCAACGTCCGGGCCGCCAACCTCGAAGCCGATCCGGATAAGTTCCTGCCAGCGCCAGTTGGACAGGAAGAAAAAATCAATTACGAGCTGCCGGGTGCGGTTATTGAAGAACCAGCGCCGGTCAAACGTAAGCGAATATCGCAACTCCTGCCGAAATAAGGAAAATCATGTTCAACCGGAACACCAGCCTGCTTGCCGGCGCAATGACTGACGATCAGCTCAGGGATGCGCTTGCGAAAGCTCAGCAGGCGTACATTGATTTAGCAACCGGGAGCCACGGTGTTTCGTTTTCCTATACGCAGGGAGACGGGACGCGATCAGTGTCCTATCAGCAAAGCACCCTGGCTGATCTGCTGGCCCTGATTCAACTTCTGCAGGCGCAACTGGGGATTATCTCTCGCCCCCGGAAACCAGCGAGGTTTAGATTCTGATGAATAAAGTACAGATACTGGGCTCTGATGGGCAGCCGTTGCGACAGCAGCGTCCTTCTATGCTGGTGGGGGGGAGCCGCGTACCTTATGACGCAGCTGACTCTTTCAGCGATCAACTGGCGAACTGGCAACCCGCGCTGTGGTCCCCGGACAATGAAATTAACATTTACCGGGATCGCATCGTGTCCCGCGCACGCGATCTGGTCCGTAATGACGGCTGGGCAAACGGTGCGGTCACACGTCTGCTGGATAATGCGGTTGGTGCCAACTTCCGCCCCATCATGAAACCCGATTACCGTGTTCTCAGAATGATCACCGGAAACAAGGCGTTTGATGCGTCCTGGGCGGAAGAGTACGGAAAAGCACTGGACGGGCACTGGCGGACCTGGAGTAACGATCCTGGCCGGTATTGTGATGTTGAACGAAAACTCACCGTGTCGCAGATGTTACGCCTGGGATTTCGTCACAAGCTTATTGACGGGGATGCTCTGGCCATTCTCCAGTACAGAACTGACAGGCTTGGTCCCGGAAGAGGGCGTTACGCCACCACGGTACAGATTGTCGATCCTGACCGCCTCAGTAATCCTCAGCAGAATTTCGATATGCCAAATGTCCGTGGTGGCGTTGAAATTGATGCGGACGGTGCACCGGTTGCTTACCACATCAGGGAGGCCCATATCGGTGACTGGTGGAGCGGGGCTAAAACCATGACGTGGCAGCGTATCCCGCGTGAAACTGACTGGGGCCGCCCGCATGTAGTTCACGATTTTGATCATGAGCGTGGCGCGCAGCACCGCGGTAACGGCATCCTGACTCCGGTTATTCAGCGTCTGAAAATGCTGGTGAAGTATGACCAGAGTGAGCTTGAGGCAGCAATTCTTAATGCCATATTCGCCGCTTACATTGAGTCACCCTATGACCCTGCGATGGTTCAGTCTGCCCTGGGCGAGACCTATGACGAGTCGGAGTTAGGCACTTATCAGGACGGGCGTGTTGAGTTCCATAACGATCGGCGTCTGACACTTCAGAATGGTGCCCGAATGCCCATTCTTTATCCTGGTGAGAAAATCACGACGGTTAACGCGGCGCGGCCCTACAGCAATTTTGAAGTCTTCGAATCTGCTGTTCTCCGTAATTTTTCTTCAGGAACAGGGTTGTCCCCACAGCAGGTCACCCAGGACTGGTCTGACGTTAACTACAGTTCTGCACGCTCCTCGTTGCTGGAGGCATGGAAAACACTGACTCGCCGCCGGGACGATTTTTCTACCGGCTTCGCTCAGCCCATTCTCACCGCCTTTGTTGAAGAAGTTCACGACAATGAGGATTTACCCCTGCCCGCAGGCGCACCTGATTTTGTTGACGCCAGAGCCGCGTATTCTCGCGCGCGCTGGATGGGGCCAGGGCGCGGCTGGGTGGATCCGGTTGCAGAGAAAAAAGGCGCCATTCTTGGTCTGGATGCCGGACTTTCCACCCTCGAGATTGAGGTGGGTGAAAACGTCGGTGAAGACTGGGAAGAAGTGCTTGATCAGCGCCAGAGAGAAATTGAGTCATGTCTTAAACGCGGATTACCGCTTCCGAGCTGGGCACAGGCTGACCAGTTTGCGAGCCAGACCATTACCGATCCGGAGGAAAAGTGAATCTACCCCATCTGGCCCAGCGATTATTTAACACCCCGCTGGCGCTGCACCCGAGTAAAGCCGAAGTCATCATGGCATCCGTAATGGACCGATTTGGTATCAGTAAAATCGAATCTTCTCTTGCCATGGAGGATGACTGGTACGGATATGACGATAACCGGGGACGTGAATCCCGTAGTGATCCGGGTTATGACAATGTGCTGGGTGTCGCCGTCATCCCGATATGCGGAACGCTGGTGCAAAAACTGGGCAGTCTGCGTCCGTACAGTGGAATGACAGGGTATGACGGCATTCGTCAGGCGTTTCTTACTGCGATGGAAGATCCCGACATTTCGGGCATTTGCCTGGATATCGACTCACCCGGCGGCGAGGTCGCTGGATGCTTCGATCTGGTTGATGTCATTTACGGCTCCCGGGGGAAAAAGCCTATCCATGCCATTCTGACGGAAAGCGCTTATTCCGCTGCGTATGCCATTGCCAGTGCAGCGGACCGGATTTCTGTTCCGCGCACCGGCGGAGTGGGTTCTGTGGGTGTGATCACCATGCACCTTGACTGGACGCAGCGGATTAAAGATGACGGTCTTAAAGTTACGATCATCACCTATGGATCCCGCAAGGCTGAAGGTTCGCCGCTGAGAGAGTTGTCAGATGAAGCGCTGGCCGCCATCCAGCAGGACATTAACACCATGGGCGAATTGTTTGTGAACACTGTTGCCAGAAACCGGGGGATTAGCGCAAAGGTTATAAAAAGTACCCAGGCCGCCTGTTTTATGGCTGCTGATGGCGTTGAAATTGGACTGGCTGATGAGGTGTGTCCTCCTGACGCTGCGTTCAAAAACTTACTTGAAAAAACAGGAGCCTGAAATGGCAAAGAAAAAGACGTTTAGTTTTGCTCACCTCATTGGTCTTGGCCCTTCCGCTTCTGAGGAAGAAGAGGATAAAAAAGCCAAAAAAGCGAAAGCCCGTCGCGCGGAAGAGGATGAGCGCGAAGATGATGCCGATGATGATGAGCGCGACGACGACGCGGAAGAAGACGAACGCGACGATGATGCTGAAGATGACTGCGATGATCCGGATGCGTCAGAAGATGATGATTCTGAAGACGACGGCGACGACGATCGCAAAGAGAGTAAGGCGGTAAAAAATGCACGCGCTGCTGAGCGTAAACGCTGCGCCCGTATTTTCGGCAGTAAGCATGCAGCTGCGAATCCTTCACTGGCCGCGTCACTGGCTTTCAATACCGGGATGAGTTCTGCGGCAGCAATTAATGTCCTAGCCTCTTCGGCTCCGGCCGCAGCCGCATCTCAGCCATCCCGTAAACGCTCTCTCGATCAGCGTATGCAGGAAAGCCACCAGGTCCGGCTTAATCCGGATAGCGGACAGAAAGAGACCGGAAAGTCTGCGCTGGTAAGTAAAATGACCGGCCTCTACAACTCCACAAGAGGAGAGAAATAATGGATCAGTTTGGTCAGAATGCGTTTGCGCCTGGCATGAAGAGCGCGCTGTTTGTTCCGGATCAGCTTGTCGCTGGCACGCTCCAGCTGGTGACTGACACCGGGATCATTACGGGCGGTGCCTTTAAGCGTGGTACTGTCCTGGGCCTGGTGGCTGCCAGCGGGAAATACACGCAATGTGTGAAAACGGCTGAAGATGGCAGTCAGTTACCCGTTGCTATTCTGGTTGATGATGTTGATGCATCGTCTTTCGATCAGAACGGCGGCCTGTATCTGATGGGGGAATTCAACCAGCACCGAATTATTTTTGATAACTCCTGGACGACCGCTGACCTGAAAAAAGCGCTCCGACCGCTGGCTATCTTCCTGAAAGACAGTGACCAGGCACCTGTAACCACCTCCTGATTTCCCCCACGGCTCTCCTGACGAATGCTTTAACCGGCAGGGGCTGGCTCGTTTAAATTTTTTGCCAGCTGCGGCTGGCACTATCAAGAGACTGAATATGGAAAATATTTTTGATACCAGCGTGCTGGTGCAGGTTGTTCCTAACCTGAAAACCAGTCAGAACTGGCTGCTCGATCGCTTCTTCCCGAATGTCGTAACTTACGAGACTGAAGAAGTGGCGATTGATGTTGATGTCGGCCTGCGTCGTATGGCGCCGTTCGTCTCCCCGCTGGTGGAAGGTAAGCTGGTCGAATCCCGTAAATACCAGACCAATACCTTTAAACCGGCATACATCAAAGATAAGCGCGCGCCGGACCTGCGCAAACCTATCCGTCGCCAGATTGGTGAGCGTATTGGCGGGGAATATACCGCTGCCGAGCGCGAAATGCTGAACCTTCAGTTTGAAATGGCTGACCAGATTGACATGATCAACCGTCGTCTGGAATGGATGGCGGCCAGTGCGCTGGTGTCCGGGACCGTAACCGTCGCCGGGGAGGGCTATGAAACTAAGGTGGTGGATTTCGGTCGTGCTTCGGATCTGACCATCACTCTTAGCGGCTCGGATAAATGGCCTCTGACCGTTGCAGCTGGCGCTACCAATACCCAGCCATCAGATGACATTGAAATCTGGCAGACTACTTTCCTGAAAGAGTCCGGCTCTGTCGCCACGGATCTGGTCTTTACGAATAAGTCATGGCGTGCATTCCGACTGGATACCACCATCAAGGATAACGCCATTACATTCCCGGCGCTGAGCCCGTTTGGTAACCAAATTAACGCCGGCCCACAGGCGATGAAGGGCGCAATTTATAAAGGGCGTTGGGGTAACTTTGACCTCTGGTTATATAACGACTGGTTTATTGACCCGCTGGACAACGTCGAGAAGCCTATGATCCCCGATGGCGCTGTCATTATGAGTGGTGCCGATCTGATGGGTACCCGCGCCTTTGGCGTTATCCTGGACCCGGCTTTCAACTACGGTCCGCTGGCTTATGCGCCAAAATCCTGGGTGAAAGAAGATCCAGCCCAGCGTCTTATCCTGATGCAATCCTCCCCGCTGGTTATTCCGAGCCGGGTAAATGCATCCCTCTGCGCAACGGTGGTCTGATATGGCAAAACAACCTAATACCGGGCTGGCTGATGATCTGAATGCAGAAGGATCTGCCAAAGACGGCCTGAGCGTTGACGACCTGAATGCTGGCGATAACACCCAGGAAAAACAGCCTTTGAGCAAAACAGATGATGCCGAATTGTCTGTTGATGACGATGGTGGTGACGAAAAATCCGGAGACACTGAATCGCAGGAGTATGTGGTGTTGAAAGGGAATTGCATTCGTCATGACGGGGAGATGTACCGCGAAAATATGCGCATCCCTGTAACCGGCAAAGATGCTGAGCGTCTTCTGCAGTCCGGCGTTATTGCTGATGTTGATGTGCTTCGTAAGCGAGTTCTTGCTTCTCAGCCATCAGTTTCAGTTACGACAGGGTAATGACATGGGCGTGGACTGGGATTCTCATCTTCTGAGTCCGCTGCATGATGTCTTTGGCGATGAGCACGAGTACCGTCCACGTAACGGTACTCCTTTTACAATTAACGGGATTTTTGACCGTGGTTATGCGCAGGTTGCTGAAAACCTTGATGGCGATTCAGAAATTAACACCTCCAGCCCGATGTTGGGTGTGCGCGATGCTGAATTTCGCAAGCTGGGTAAATCGCAACCTGCTGTATCTGACCGGGTATTTATAAAGACGGTCGGTGGTCACATCATCAATCAGTTATTTGTTGTGTCAAACGTCGAACCCGACAGTCATGGCGGATCTCGTCTTGTCCTCAATGTGGTAAAACCGCGATGAATTCAGCAGCGATTCGGCAAATGGTTGTCACTGCACTAACCGGGACAACCAGCGCGGGCGACCGCGTATTCTCTCCACGCGACTGGTCAACTTCACCAGATATGTATCCTGTGTTGTTGGTTCAGACGCCTTTTGAACAGAAAAAATCACAGGGGCGTAATACCCCTGCTTTTACCACCCTCACCACTGTCAGGATCACTGGGCGCGTTCAGGAGTATGACGGCGATACAGTGGATGATGGAGCCATGCGGGCAGAGCTGGCGCTTGAAAGCCTTCGCGAGCAGGTGGAGCGCGCGGTGATCAACAGCTACGAACTGACGCGGAATATTCAGAAATACGCGGAAGTTCGTTCAACCATCAATGTTGATTCAGAAGGAGAGGCCCATATGGGGCAGCTTCTTTTCGAGATCGACATAGAGCATTACCAGGGGCCGGAAGATTTTTATCCTGTCCAGTCGGTTCCCCTTGAGGGCATGGATATTGCGGTCGACATGCCAGACGGCACAGTTAAACCGGGTATCAGCCTCAATCTTCAGGAGTAATCCATGTTTGTTAAGCCGAACAACGGGCTCAGCGTTCGCTGCCCCGTCAAGGGCATCCCATTGCCTAAAGAGGGTGCTGAAGTACCTGACAATATTTTCTGGCGTCGCCGTCTGAGCGATGGGGACGTGATCCTCTCTAAAAAGGATGAGGGCGCGCCAGAGAAACAATCATTACCTAAAAAAGCGGGAGAAAATGAATGACCGTACCTTTCGCTCGTGTTCCCGATAACCTGCGGGTAGGGCTTTTCTTCGTTGAGTTTGATAACTCAATGGCGAATAACGCCACTGCCACGCAGCGCACCCTGCTTATCGGTGGGATGCTCAGTACCGGCTCAACCCCCCCTGGTATTCCGCAGCGAGTTTCCTCTTCGGATACCGTCGGTGAGCTGACAGGAAAAGGGGGAATTCTGCAGGCCATGATGGCGGCGTATCAGAAAAATGATACCGCAGCCGAAGTCTGGATCCTGCCGCTGGAGGAAGACTCCGATTCCATGGTGGCTGCAACCGGCACCATTAAAGTGAGCAGCGCACCGACGGCAACCGGAGTGATCTCCCTTTATATTGCTGGTGAGCGCATTCAGTTGACCGTTGTAGCAACAGATACGGTGGCAGCGATCGCCACCTCTCTGGCCGCGGCGATTAACGCAAAAACCACGCTACCTGTAACCGCCAGTGCGACTACGGATACCGTAACCCTGACCGCGAAGAATCTTGGTGCTACGGGTAATGGGATCGACATTCGCCTGAACTTCCTCGGCTTACCTGGAGGCGAGTCCACACCTGCAGGCCTGGAACTGACGATTACTGCTATGTCTAACGGAGTCGGGGCTCCGGATATTACCGGCGCGCTGGCAAACCTGCAGGATCGGACATTCGATTTCATCATCAACCCTTACGACGATACAACCTCGTTGAATGTGATGAAGGAGTTCCTGTCAGACACTGGCGGTCGCTGGGCATGGGACAAGCAGCTTTATGGCCATTCCTTTGGTACCACCACCGGGACTTACGCCCAGCTCGGTACCAAAGGTGAGCTGCGCAATAACCAGCATGAGACCCTGCTGGGCGTAAATAAATCGCCGTCCCCTTCCTGGGCATGGTCTGCAGCTTACACCGGCGCAGCTGCGGTGAGTCTGCGTAATGACCCCGGCCGCCCGCTACAGTCGCTCGCTGTTCAGGGGGTGCTTGCGCCAGAACTGCAGGATCGCTTTGAGCTGACCGAGCGTAACAATCTGCTGTACAGCGGCATTTCGACATTTACGGTCGATGACGATGGCACGGTGCGCATTGAAAACCTGATCACCACCTACCAGAAAAACAGCTATGGCGATGCAGATGACAGTTATCTGGAAGTGGAGACGCTGTTCAGCCTGATGTTTGTGACCCGCTACCTGCGCACAGCGGTGACCAGCAAGTTTGGCCGTATGAAGCTTGCTGCGGATGGAACCCGATTTGCACCTGGCGCGGCGATCGTCACGCCAAACATTATCAAGGCCGATCAGATTGCCGAGTACCAGACTCTGGTATGGAACGGTTATGCGCAGGATGCGGAGGCATTCGCAAAAAATATCATCGTCGAGCAGAACGCCAAAAATCCGAACCGCGTCGATGTGCTGTGGCCGGGAACCCTCATGAACCAGTTGCGCATTTTCGCGCTGCTCAATCAGTTCCGCACTCGGGCTGAATCAACAGGAGCTTAAACGATGGCAGGTGATACTACTAACCGCCTGGCGGGAACCGCCTATGTCACTGTTAACGGTGTGACGGTAATGGTGGAGGGCTCGTTTAAATACCAGGCTGCCACCGTAAACCGTACCACCCTGACAGGGATGGATGGTGTGCACGGATATAAGGAAAAACCTGTGGCGCCATACATTTCTGCCCGACTGCGTGACAGTGGCGGAACGAATGTGCAGGGCTTTAACCAGCAGACGAACGTCAACGTGATCGCCGAGCTGGCTAACGGGAAAACTATCATTGGCCGTTCACTCTGGACGGTCAACGTCCAGGAAGTGGAAAGCGAAGATGCAGTATTTGATGTTCGCTGGGAAGGCCGCGACGTAACGGAGAACTAAGATGGCTGAGATTGAACGCGTTAAAACCATTCCATTAACCGTAGCGCTGGATGATGCTGCGGAGAAGACCACTTATACGCAGCTGGAGCTGAAAGCACCCACGCTAAGCCAGGCTGAGCAGTTTTACGAGAAACAGGCTGCGTCAACGTCGCTCGCGGCGATGCGCCTGCTTATTGCGCTGGTTTCCGGTACGCGTGAAAGCGTACTGCAGCCGATGGATTTTCTCGACTTCCGTAAGTGTGAGGAGTATCTGCTCAGTTTTTTGACCTGGAAGCCCTGACAACCTGGCAGGAAATGGCCGCTGACGTCACCTTCTATTTCCGCTGGTCTGAGGACAGGGCGTGGGGAATGACCCGCGCCCGGCTGAAATGGTGGGTGGCGCAGGCATCCCGGATAAACAAGCTTAGGAAACCTGAAGACGATGAGTAATTCTTTTGATTTTGAGCTGGTGGCCAGCGACCAGGTTAGCGAGGCTATAGACCGCATTAATGAGGCTGTCCGTGACCTGGAGCCGAAGCTAGATAAAACTAAAGAAGGGCTCAAGTTAGGCGGTCAGGAAACAGCCGACGGACTGAGCGGTTTTATTTCTCGCCTCGAGAATATGTCGAAGAGCGCGCGGGATAACGTGCAGTTTATTGGCGACATGGTTCCCCCACTGAAAATGGTGGGGGAGCTCACGGGGAAGATGGGGGCGCTGGGGTTAGCCGGTGCTGCCGGCTACGGACTGAAACAGGTCGCTTATGGATTTCGGGAGGCATCCCGTCAGGCCTATAATCTTGATGTCTCGGCAAAAAATGCGGGAATGCGCGTTGACGATTTTACCCGACTTTCCGGGGCAATGCGTATTCTTGGGGCAGACAGCGAGAGCGCTAATGCATCAATAGAAGGTATTTTCAAAGCATTCAATGAGGCTGCCAGTGGTAAAAACGAGGGGGTTATGGCAGCGATGGCGCAAATTGGTGCTCAAATCCAAAAAAACAGCGATGGTTCAGTAAATACCCTTAAAACACTGGAGTCTATCGCAAAAATTTTTCCAACCTTGCGACCTGAACAGCAGAAGTCCGCCGCTGATGCACTTGGGCTGACGCCCGAATTGCTGGCGCTAATGCGTGACGGTGAGCGCATGAAAAAGCTGCTGGCGAAATCGGATGAATTTGGTCTGACTGTGGATCCGGCACTAAATCAGCAATTGAGTGAAGTGAACGGCACTATGAATGAGCTCAGCGCATCCTGGGATGGTCTGTGGCAACGTTCAAAAAACAAGGCACTTAAGACCATTCTTTCGGATGGTTCAGTCAAAGACGGCCTTGAAGGTGTTACCGATCTGTTCACTAATGGTGATTTTACTGGGCTGTCTCATGCTCTCGGTTTTATCAACAGCAATGATGCTGAGAAACTACGGCGCATTCAGAACGATAAGGAACTTTATAACAGCTTACCCCGCAGTGAACGTGGGCAGGTTGACGCGGGTTTCATGACTGATGCTGTAAGAAAGCGGTACGATGCGAATTACCGCGCGACCGATTCTGCGATTCAATTGCAGAATGACTTATCCGCTATCAGCCAGCCACAATCCAACGTTGCACGCGGCAATGTTCCTTACGGGGAAACAAGGAATAACGCAATTGGCTTCAGAAATAATAATCCCGGTAATTTGAGGGTTGCAGCAAACGCAACGGGTAAAAATGGCGGATTTTCTACCTTTGCGAATGATGCCGACGGAAGAACTGCAATGGCGAGACAGCTGATGTTGTATGGTGACAGGGGGAATAATACTCTGGATGGGATTATTCATACCTATGCTCCGCAATCAGAGAATAATACTCGTGCATATATTGACTCCGTCTCAAAAGCCACTGGATATGGAGCCAAAGAGCAAGTAAATCTGCACGATCCGGAAACATTAAAAACGATAATGGCAGCCATGATTAAACATGAGAATGGCGCACAACCTTATACTGAGGAACAACTGCTAAACGCCATCCAGACCGCCATTACTGATGATCGGTGGTCAGGGAAGAGAAATCCGGATGTGCTGGCCCAGCAGCGGTATGACATTATCTCTGGATCACGCGGCGTGGATCAAGAACCCACGATACTCAGAACACAACAAGGGAAAAGTGATGAAGTTGCCCTTAGTGAAAATCTGGCGCGGTCGTTTAAGGAGGCCATGTCCGATCAGTCTCTCAAGCTTGAAATCACGATGGTCAATGATAAGGGGGAGCGTAAAACCTATAATGCGGAAAATAATGGCAGAATAACAACGGCCATGAATTACTGATCACTGTCGTCATTTCGTTAAGGAAGAAGTTATGAATGAAAAAGTTTTTGGAGCAAAAGCCATTTATACTCCAAAGGTTTTTGCGCTTGTTTACCTGGTAATTGGCATTTTCCTCGTTTTTTCTGTTGTCTCAATGAATTTCACGGCGATTACGATATCGGTGGTAAGTGCATTGCTTTTACGTGTGCTTTATGAGTTCCTAATGAACTCATTCAAGGCGACTGAGCATCTTTACAGGATCGCCGAATCTCTTGACCGTAATGGATCCAGCGATAAATAGATAAGTCATTTCAGTGCATATGTAAACCGCCGACATGGCGGTTTTTTTATTTCCGGAGGCGTGATGCCGTCAATTATCCAGGACGCAATAACTTCTCTTTTGGGGGGAGATACCAGCGATGACTGGCAGGGGCAGTTACGGCCCAGCTCATTCAGAGGTGTGCCATTTGCAATTGTTGCTGAGGAAGGGAGCCACGGCCGACGCCAGGCGGTACATGAATATCCCTACCGTGATACAGCCTGGATAGAGGATATCGGGCGGGCAACACGGCGATTTGTTATTCGCGGTTTCTTGATCCAGAACAGCCAGGTTTACGGCGGCGGCGATGCTATCACGCAGCGCCAGTCACTGATTGAAGCCTGTGAACAAAAAGGTAGCGGTACGCTTGTCCATCCGACACTGGGCGAATTAACGGTTTCCATCCCTGAGAATGGTTTGCGTATTTCCGGTTCGATGGAGAACGGGCGAGTATTTGAATTTACCCTGATGGCAATTGAATCAGGGCTTAAAGTGTTTGCTGTCACGGGCAGTACCGTTGCAGGCGCCACGGTGAAAACCAACTATCTGAAACTGGTCAGCACTGCTGTGCTGAGCACGATTGCCAGAGTTAAGAGTGAAATCCGCGGTGTCACACAGGCTATAAACACCATCAGAGGCACGGTCACGTTCTGGACTAACATGGTTGACAGCACCATCAGTCAGGTCACGAATCTCAGCAATGTCCTGAACTCCACGTTCGGGAATACCCGGTACGGACGTTACAGTAAAGGCTCTGTGGGCGGTAGTTCCTCTGCTGTTGCTGGCAAATCGTCAGTTGCTGATGTGGATGATGAGAGAGCACTGGCTGACAAGGTAACAGCCCAGTCGGTAATGGACCGGAAAAATGTTACCGACAGGTCGAGCCAGCTTAGCAGCTCCAACACACCTGATGAGTTTGTCCAGGGCGTCGCCGACGTGGTAAACGCAATTCTTAACAGCGCCGGCAGCGTTAATGACCGAATCACAGCGCTGGAAAAACTGGCTAATTCAATCAGCACGGAGTACCAGCAGTCCGACAGCAGCAAAGCGATTTCGGCGACCATGAACACGCTGATTGTTGTGCTATGTACTGGTGCCATGACCAGTGCCGCTGCGGACTCCAGACCAGCCAGTACAGACGAGGCAGAAGAGTTAACTCAACGAGTTTCTGTGCAACTTGATACGGCGCTGGTTCTGGCTGGAGACCGCGCGGACGATGATATGTATAACGCGCTTCTCGCCGTCAGATCGGCATTCCTTTCTACGATGAGTGAGCGTGCTTCTGGTCTGAGCGAGCTTCTGCAGGTTACTACCGCTCAGCCGCTTCCGGCGCTGACGCTGGCAAACCGATTATACCAGGATGCCACCCGTGCAGATGAACTGGTACAGGAAGCGCGCGTACCGCATCCGGCGTTTATGCCGACAACCATGAAGGTACTGAGGCAATGAATGCAGACAGCGATCTGGATGTTGTTTCTTTGACGGTCGACGGCAAAATCATCGAGGGGTGGGATTCTGTCCGGGTAACGCGGGGTATTGAGCGTTTTCCCTCTGATTTCGATCTTGGGCTAATGGATTACTTCCCTGGCAACGAAGATCGTCAACTCGTTGAAGAGGGAATGTCTTGTGAAGTTCGTATCGGAGATGATCTGACACTGACGGGATATGTTGATGACTGGGAACCCGCACTATCGCGCTCCCGCCATGAGGTCCGCGCCACGGGCAGGAGCAAATGTCAGGACCTGGTGGATTGCTCAGCTGAGTGGCCTAACAACGTCATTAATGCCAGTAATGCACTTGAAATTGCTTCTCGCCTGGCATCCTACTACGGCATCACCGTAACCACGGATGTTGATGAGCTTGTGAAGGTACCCCAGTTCACTCTGAACTGGGGTGAGTCTCCGCAAGAAGTCATCGATCGGGTGGCCAGATGGTCTGCTCTGCTTTACTACGATCAGCCCGATGGAAACCTGTTACTGACCCGGGTGGGAACACGTCGTGCGGCGAGTGGGATAGCCGAAGGGGTAAATGTCGAGCAGGCATACTACCGCAAATCGATGGCTGACAGGTTTTCAGATTATGTCGGTGTATCAATGAGCGTTTCTCCAATTGCAGGGTATTCGCCTGATACGGCCTATGACGCTGTGACTCTGGCAACGGCGAGAGATCCGGAGGCCGCCCGTATGCGGTACCGAAAACATATATCGATTGTGGAAAGTACCCTGATGGCTACTCAACAGGCACAAAGTGCGATCGACTGGGAAATGAACCGGCGGTACGGACGTTCAAAACAGCTCTCGGTAACCATCGATTCTTGGCGGGATAAAGACGGGAAACTGTGGGAACCAAACACATTGATCCCCGTTGATCTTCCCACGTTACGGTTGCCGGAGACTGAATTGCTGTTGGCAGAAGTCACCTATATGCGTGATGACTACGGCACCCATGCACGCATGACGCTGATGCCGCCTGAAGCATTCACCGTTCAGCCATATGCCTTCTACCAGAACCTGGCGGGATTCAATACATGAAGCAACTCTTTAAACATGCAGCGACCAGGATTGCCGGCATGCTGGGGATTGGCCGGATCACGGCTATGAAAGATGGTGGAGTGGTGCAGTCAATCCAGTACCAGACTCCGCTGGAGGTGGCCAGCGCACCGCGGATGGCAGAATTTGGCTTTTCATCCGGCCTGCCTGCAGGGACTGACGTGGTTCTGGCTTTTATTGGCGGTGATCGTTCCAGCGCGGTGGTAATTGCGTCCAACCATCAGGGGTTCCGTCATACAGGCCTGAAAGCGGGCGAAACGGTCATGTATAACCAGTGGGGCCTTAATATTCTCCTGACGGAGAAGGGGATCTTCCTGGATGCAAAGGGCCAGAATGTTGAGGTCAATAACGCCACTAACGTGACCATCAATGCCAGCCAGGGGATCCTTGCAAATACCCCGATCCTGAGGTGTACGGGTGACATTGTTGATAACTGTGAAACCAATACCCGAACACTGAAAGAGCTGCGGGATGCACATAATGACCATGATCATGTGGTTAAAAATGCCCAGAGTGGCAATGACAATATCCGCAGCCAAAAAACAGAGGATCAGGTGACATGAGTGACATCGCTTCATTCTGGAATGTGGATGAGATGTTTGCTGACTGGCAGAAAGGGCTGGGTGAACTCACCACGGGGAACGATTTACAGACTGCAATACTGGACAGCCTGTTTACCGACAGGCTGGCGCGCGCTGACGATGATTATGAGGATAGCGATCGCCGCGGCTGGTGGGGGGATTCCGGGGAGGAATCCCAACTGGGATCCCGGCTGTGGCTGCTACGGCGGAAAAAACTGACCCCGGATGTAGCAAAAAAAGCGGAGGAATACTCGAGTGAAGCGCTCAACTGGTTAAAGGTTGATGGCGTTGTCAGCGAGGTTATTCCTGTTGCCAGGATCGTCCTGCCTGACCGGCTCAATCTCATTATCCGCTATCAGGCACCGGGGAAGGACTGGCAGGAATTCAGGTTTTACTGGATATGGGAGCAACGTTAATATGCCGTTTAAACGACCGACGCTGAGCGAACTCCGCGACGGAAACCGGAAATTTATGCAGGCGGAGCTTGAGGATGTTGGTGCGCTCCTGCGGTTCGCGAACCTGAAGGTACTGGCTGACATGGATGCGGGGATGGGGCATTTGCATTACGCCTACCTTGACTATATTGCCCTGCAGACAAACCCGTTTACCTCTACCGATGAGTATCTCGCCGGGTGGATGGCCCTTAAGCAGGTATTCAGAAAACCAGCTGCAGCGGCGAAGTCGCCTGCGGTACAGGCTAGTGGCAGTGTTGACAGTATTATCCCTGTTGGCTCGATCATTAACCGCGGGGACGGATACCAGTACCGGACGGATGCAGATCTTAAAATTCAGGCAGATGGATTTGGTATCGTCGCGGTGACGGCCATCCTGCCGGATATTACCAGTGATGTAACGGGTGGAGGCGCGCGCGGTAACGCTGATGCCGGGACCATAATGACCCTGGACGCGAATATTGCTGGCGTGGATCCACAGGTAACGTTACTGTCCGCTGCGACCGGCGGAGCCGATATTGAAACGGAAGAGGACTTTCGCAGTCGTGGCTTGCTGGCATGGCAGAATCCGCCTCAGGGTGGAAGCGACGCCGATTATAAAAAATGGGCGCTTGAGGTTTCGGGCGTCACCCGCGCGTGGGTAAAGCGGCGTCTGAACGGGGCCGGTACCGTTGGCGTGTATATCATGTGTGATCGGAATGACAATGGTGGGTTTCCGGTCGGTACCGATGGAATATCCCAACTTGAGGACTGGGGGGCTGTTAAAGCCACCGGAGACCAGCTCGCTGTCGCCGACCACATCTATCCGCAGCAGACAGACACTGCCATTGTTTTCGTATGTTCCCCGATCAAGAAAGTCATCAATATTGAAATCTCTGGTATCAAAAATGCCGACAGCACCACAGTTCAGGGTATAAAAGACGCGCTGACGGCGCTATTTTTTGATGAGGCTAACCCTGATGGTTCCGGGAAAGTTTACCTCTCTGATATTAACGGGAGTATCGGCGGTGTTAGTGGCACGACGGGCTATATCCTTAACTCTCCGATGGCCAATATCACCTTTGCTGTTGGCGAAATTCCGGTGCTTGGTGGGGTGAATTTTGTATGAGCCTCTTTTCAAAAAATGATTATGCCGGTGCGCTTGGCGCGTTGCTGCCGACGGGCAGGGCGTGGCCCAGATCGCAAAAAACGGTACAGGCTGCGGTATTACGGGCACTGGGCAGCGCGTTTCAGCGTTCTGACAACGATGCGCAAAGCCTGATTACTGGTGCTTTTCCCCCTACAGCGACGGTAATGTTGTCAGAATGGGAAAGCTCTCTGGGGTTACCAGATGATTGTGCGATTGGTGAATCCGGTGGCGTCAGCGATCGCCAGCGCGCCGTGGTGGCAAAGTTAATCAGCACCGGCGGCCTGAACCGCGATTATTACATCCGGGTGGCTGCAGCTCTTGGTTATACCATCACTATCACACAGTTCAGGCCCGCTATGAGTGGCATGTCAGTATGCGGTGATGCGCTTAACGGTGACGAGTGGCCATTTACCTGGCGGATAAATGCGCCACAAACAACGAACAAGTATTCGCTTGCTGGCGCGTCCTACTGCGGAGATCCGCTCGCATCGTGGGGCAATAAACAACTGGAGTGTTCAATCAACAAAATTGCCCCATCCCATCTGAACATCATTTTCAATTATTCATAACTGATATTTCCCCCTCTGATTTTATCGCTTAACACTAAGTGAGGATTAACTATGCTCCGAATCGGGCAAGTCGAAGCCACTGCAACGCAGGATGGCAAATATACTGATGGAAGTGTTGCTGGTGGTATTGCCGCAACGAGGCTGCGGGCAGCAGCGTTTAACGCCATGCAGGAAGAGTTAGCGCATATCGTAGAGTCAGCAGGATTGGCGCTCGACATTAACGATATGACTCAGGTTTTAAAAGCCATTCAAAAACTCACACTGAGCCGTGCAAACCCATTTGCCGATATCAAATCAGATGGAGCAGCGGCGATTTCTACGGCTCTCACAAACCTTGGTTTAGGAGAAGCGGCGAAAAGGGATGTGGGCACA